ATTCCAGGATGGCGTTGCAGATTCCGATACTGAAATACAGGATGTCGAAAGACATCCATTGCAACGCGGCGTTGCCTACAGATGTTTGGATACAGTTATAAGAAGATGTTCTTCTGAAACATTATCTGATGCATTATCTGAAATAGAATCATCGTCAGACTATAGATGGTACTACGATGATGGAACGGTATATCTATCTTGCCCTGAACAAGTAACAAGCCAGAATCCGATTTGCTGTTCTCGCGGTAACAAGGCATTTATAAACACCGGCAAAAGCAAAACACTGCATCTGTATGATATTGAAGTCAAGTACATGATGTTCTCTCTTGATGGAACCTGTAATTCAGAAGCAATAGATTGCAGGGCGTCCAATGTATTCGGTGGGGGAGCGTTCACTTATGACAGATCAATAGGAACCACGTTCAAGAGATGTGAGGCATCGAGATGCTTTAATGGTCCGAACGGTGACGGATTCAACGCGCATTCGGCGAACTCTGGTGACCCGTATGCAAAACAGACCACATGCACGTTAATCGATTGCTGGAGTCATGATAATAGAGATGATGGGTACAGTGATCATGAACGCAGTGAAATAACAATAATTGGCGGATTATTTGAATACAATCAAAAAGGCGGTATAACTCCTTCATATGGTTCGCATTGCACATGCTACAATGTTACTTCTCGCCGCAACATCAATGGTTTCTTCTATACCGGTGCAGCCGCCGTTGAAGAAGGCGGAAAATATGGCCAGCTCGAATGCTTTAATTGCCTTGCAGAAAATAATTCAAATTCAGGTTTCCGAGTTGATAGCGACCATAATAAATGCGAGCTTGTTGAATGTGTCTCAATAGGAAACCTGTATGGATATTACAATGCTGGATATGGAAGCGGCACAAGCATGCGATTGATTAATTGTCTTACAGATAACAAGGGAACGGCTGTACCTGTTACGAGCAATGTCACTATCGTAAATGCGTCTAATGTAACCATCTAAGAAAGGAGCCACCGCATGAACCTGTTAGAAGTTTTCCTAACCCCCGTCCGAGACTGCTTCCCTGCCCAGGTCGCCATCGTCGCCCTGCTGATCCTGATCCTGCTGGACTGGGTGTTCGGCATCGGCAACGCGCTCAACCAGCACCAGTTCTCCAGCTCCAAGATGAGGCAGGGCATAGGCCACAAGTGTACCGAGCTGGGCTTCGTGGTCGTCGGCATCCTCGTGGACGCCATGATAGCCAGCGGCCTGAACATAGGCTTCTCCGGCCCCATCCTCACCACGATCGCCCTGTACCTGTGCGTGATGGAGATCGGGTCGCTGCTGGAGACGTTCGCTCTGATGAACCCGAACCTCGCTGAGTCGCCCGTGTTCAAGCTGCTCAAGAGCGTGCATGTGATCCATGACGATGAGGACAAGGAGGATGGTGGCAATGCCTAATCTCGAGACCGCAATTCAGGCGATGTACTGGGCGGCCGACTCCGACCAGGTCGGCTATTCCCAATCAGACCGGTACAACATCGTCATCAAGGGGCCTGGGCTGTACAACAGCGATTGCTCCTGGCTCGTCAAGAAATGCCTTGAGTATGCCGGATTCGACACCGGGGATATGAGCTACTCCGGAAACACCGTATCGAGCCTGGTGAAGAAAGGCTGGAAAAGGATCGCCCCCACCGGAGGAATTCCTAAAGACGGCACGGTGCTTGTCGGGAACGGGCATGTTGCCCTCCAGCTTCATGATGGAAACCTCGGTCAGGCGAGCATCGATGAGAACAGCGGCATCTCAGGCGGCAGGGCCGGCGACCAGACCGGCAACGAGGTCAACACGCGGCCTTATTACAACTACCCGTGGACGGACTGGCTGGTGTGGGAAGGCGAGCAGGACAAGAGCCGCGTCGTCCAGCTTTATGCGATCAACGGAACGGCGGCGCAGGATTGGCACCTCATGAAGAACAAGGACGCCTCGTACACCCTGATCAACAGGGCATGCGGGCTGGCCCTCGATGTCCGGGGCGGGGGAAAGACCAAGGGAACCATCGTCCAGCTGTACCCGAAGAACAACACGGATGCGCAAGACTTCCTCTTGAAGCAGATCCCCAAGACGGTCATGCCTTACGGCAAGAAAGGCACCATCACGTTCGACCCTCCTGCCGCAAGGCCGTGGGTGCTCGTTCCCAAGATAGCCGTGGACATGCGCGTGGATTGCGTGAACGGCGCCACAAAGAACGAGACGAGGCTGCAGCTGTGGCCCCGCAACTATTCGCTCGCCCAGGCATTCGGCATACTCGACCACATGAACGGATACGTCACGCTGGTCAATTGCGGCATGCCGTCGCTCGCATTGGACGCGCGGGCCGGCGGCAAATAAGCCATCGGTAGGATGCCGATGGGTCATCCTCAGCTAGGGGACCGGGCGCGTTTTCGAAACATGCAAACGTTCCCGGCGTTCGCCCGGTCCCCGCATGAAAGGAACAAAGATGGCGAACGAGATCGTGGAATTCAACAGCACGGACGGCATGATACCTATCGCCGTGCGCAAGCTCAACAGCAACTTCAATGCCATCCTGAAGATCCTTCAGGACATCGAGGGACACATTCGCATCGCAGACGACCAGGAACCCGGACTCGTGATAGTCGGAGACGGATTGGTCATAGATGACGACGGCGTCCTCAGCGTGGATGATAATTTATAGATTCTCCACAAATCATGTATTGCAATACCAATCGTCAAACGATTAACATCGGCCTTGCATCAACGGAAAGGAGAGCCGGATGGCATACGATCCGATGGTCTACAACCAGGGCAACGGAAGATATGGAATGTTCCAGCCTCCCGTCAACGGGCTTGTGAGGATAGAGGGCATAGAGGGCGCGCAGATGTACCAGCTGCCTCCCAACTCCGTAAGCCCTCCGCTGTTCCTCGGAAGCGAGAACGCGTTCTACATCAAGACCACGGATGGAGGCGGGGCGGCGACCATCAAGAAGTACGTGTTCGAGGAAGCCAAGGAACCCGTGAAAGACGATTCCGGCTATGTGACGAAGGAATACTTCGACGACTGGGCGAGCAAGATCATGGAGGCTATCAATGGGAAACATACTGTTCAAGGACAACCCGGGCAAGAACTCGATCCTGCAGCTGCTCAACCACATCAGAACCCAGGGACCGTCTAACGCGGTGTTCGACCGCATGTATCGCACGAACCCGCAGTTCAAGCAGTTCGCGGATTCCATGCAGGGCAAGACGCCCGAGCAGGCGTTCCAGGAGAACGGCCTGGACTTCAATCAATTCAAAGGCTACCGATGGTAAAAAAATTCCCGAGTGCGCATAGGGGATTTTTTTATAGATGCAATCAAGACAACCTTATTAGAAAGGAACGACCATGAACGACATCAATCCTGTCGAGCTTGTCCGTGCTGCCAATGATGGCGACGGCGGATTCGGAAATGGAAACGGGTGGTGGATCATCCTGCTGTTCATGTTCCTCGGCTGGGGCAATCGCGGCTTCGGCTATGGCGGCGGCGAGGGCGCCGGCAACGTCGGCGGCAACGAGCTGTATCCCTGGATGGAGATGCAGCAGACCCAGATGAACGGCTTCAACGGCATCCAGCAGGCCCTCTGCGGCGGATTCGCCAATGCCGAGACCGCTGCCACCGCACGCCAGATGGCCGACATGAACCAGATGTTCGGGCTTCAGACGGCCATGATGCAGGGCTTCACCAACCAGCAGGCCCAGATGGCCCAGTGCTGCTGCGACAACCGCCTTGCAACCGCGAACCTCCAGGCCACAATCGCCGCCGAGAACTGCGCCGACAGGCAGGCTGTCAGCGATGCCGCCCGCGACCTGCTCGCCAACCAGAACGTCGGCATCCAGGCGATCCTCAACAAGCTCGATGCCCAGGACCTCTTCGCCGAGCGACGCGAGAACGACCAGCTGCGCCAGCAGCTTGCCATGGCGAACCTTGCCGCGTCTCAGACGGCGCAGACGGCGCAGCTCATCGCAGAGCTCAAGCCTGCCGCTGCGGCCACAGGCGCATAGGTGATGCCTTATGGTAGATAGAATCTATGGCCTCAAGAACAATTTCATCGAGCTTATCGGAAAGAAGATTTCCGATCGCGGCATCGAGCGAATCGACGTGCAGGAGATGGGCATGCTCGTCGATATGGTCAAGGACCTGGCAGAGGCCGAGGAGAAGTGCTGGGAGGCCGAGTACTACAAGTCGGTAGCCTCGGCGATGGAGCAGTCCTCCGGGTACAGCCAAGGCTCCATGGGATACCAGCAGCCCAGCGGGTATCAGAACGCCCGCATGGGATACATGCGCCCGTCCGGGCACACCGAGCTGATGAAGCCTCTGAAGGAGGCCCTGCGCACCGCTTCCCCGGAGGAGCGGGAGCACATCATCAACGAGCTAAAGGCCCTCGTGTGACATGAGGCCGATCATCGTCAACGGCGATGCGTGGAGGGTGGTTCGCGTTCCTGCGGGCCACCCTTCGCTTGTCGACAGGACCGGGAATCCGAGGATCGCGACGACCGACCAGGCATCGATGACCATATCTATCGCCATGGATATCGTCCCTCCGCAGCTCGATAGAGTCCTTTTGCATGAAGTTGCGCACGCTGTCACGATGTCCTATGGATTGCTCGAGCCTTTAAGGGTTATAATTCCAAGGGAGCTGTGGGTACTTGTGGAGGAATGGTCGGTCCAGCTTCTCGAGACCTACAGCATCGAGGCTATGACGCTGGCCTCTGAATCATTGGGAAGGCCGCTATGCATACGTGGCAGATGCATCGAGGCTGGTTAGGAGAATCGCCATGGGATATAGAACAATGGACCCGCCGATGCCGCCGGAGCCAGATGACGTGCTTCCGGTGTTCGATCTTACGAACGGCGAGAAGAAGATCTGGTCGATCCCATGCTTCTATTTCAACATCGAGAAGCCGCTCGATTACCATGATTACCACGAGCACGACCACAGGGGTTGGCCCGGTCCCGACAAGCCCGACATGTCTTGCCAGAATCCCCAATGGTGGAAGGACTACCCGTTCGTCTCGAACATCTACAACTACATCGACATGAGCGAGGCGGTCAAGATACACCTGCTCTCCGAGTACGAGGGATACGTGAACCAGCTCGAATACAACCATCAGTATTACCTGCCTGTATCCATAGAGTTCGATACCGTCGATAGGGATGGCAATCCTGTCAGCACTGCTGGAATCGAAGCGAACGGCTACATCAGGAATGCTCCAGAGGATCACATCATCGACCTGGATTTCGGGGTAAATATCTCCAAGTTCGTCGGCGATCCCAAGGAATTCATCTTCAACGCCTATCTGATCCGCTATGTCCAGATAGGGGGAGGCGAGCCATCCATCGATGACAAGACGCTTATCACGCGAGGCAAGCTCGTGGTGTTGCCCGGTTAGAAAGGGGGCATCATGCCTATACCCAAGAAATGCGAAGATGCCATCTTCAACAAGATGGCTCCGTTGACAAAGAGGCAGATGCCTCTGTATTCAAACGTCGGGCGCGGCCTACGCGGCGACCCGTCCTACCTGGCCATCGATACGTCAAACAACCCTCCTGACATCGTCGGCTATCATGTCGATATTCTCAGCGGCGATGCAAGCGTGGACTTCACGCTTCCAGTGATGGATCTAGTTCCGAAGCTTCATTACGTCATGTACGAAGGCGTGCAGGAAATCGATGGCATCAACATGATCGGATACTGGATCGAGTACACCTGCGATATAACGATCAATGGAGACACGTTCACTTTCTGGACATTCGATACCCCGTTCACGCCGACCATGCCGTTCAACGGCGACGAGGTTCCGGAGCCTGTGATTATAGATGAGGATGGTGATGATGATGCCTAAATACGATCCGCCCATGGCTCCCATGTTCGATCCTGCCGTGTATGGAGACGAGGTCCAGCGCGCCATGGGTCCGCTGTTCTCCACCGTCGGCAAGGGTCCGAAGGGAGACAAGGGCGACAAGGGAGACAAGGGCGACAAGGGCGCCCAAGGCATCCAGGGAGCAACAGGTCCAAGAGGTGTCAAGGGCGCGAAAGGCAACCCTGGGAAAGACCTCACGTTCCAGGACCTTACCGATGCCCAGCTCAACAGCATCTATCAGCGCGTCGGCTACCTGTTCAACAAGATGGTCGACGGGGAGTTCACCACAAGCCTCGCGAGCACTTCCGTGATCCCGATCCCCATCGAGGACTATGACGACTTCGACATCCTGTTCGTCGACGTGAACGGCCTCGACCTTCGCGAGGGATCGGACTACACCGTCAACGGAGATAGGATTCAGCTCACCCAGCCTATCACGCACCCGGGCACCAAAGTCCACTTCAGGGCTATGCAGATCTATATCCCGGAGGACGAGAAGCATGTGGTCAGGACGACCGTGATCGCTCCGGATGCCAGTGCGTCGGTGGACGCCAACGTCGGAACGCCGAGCGTGGAGGTCCTGGTCGACGACGACCACAACCTCGACTTCAAGTTCCACAACCTCAAGGGCGAGGACGGCGTCATCGGGCGCGACGGCCGCGATGGACAAGATGGTCAGGACGGTCAGGACGGCACCAATGCCACCATCACCGGCATGACTGCCACGGTTGATGCCAATGTGGGAACCCCGAGCGTCGATGTGACCACGGGTGGAACGCCGTCAGAGAGGACATTCGCCCTTGCTTTCCACAACCTCAAGGGTGTCCAAGGCGAGACCGGTGCAACCGGTGCACGAGGCCCGGCAGGCGCTCCCGGCTACGATATTGAGAATCCATTCTTCAACGTGATCGATATCCCGGTTACATGGGAAGCCAATGGATCGATTGATTATGCCGTGATTGACTATACATTCCCTGCAGATGGATACTTGATTTTCGATATCGACAGCTATGCTCCGTTTGTAAACAGGAAAGATGGTATCCGTATAGTCGGAAGTGATCTGGTCGGTTTTGGCATCGGTGATCTCAATACGCATTATCATTTTGGGAACAATGACATCACTGAAACAACCGAGACGCACGCCGTCATATATGTTCGCAAAGGATTAAAGGTGTTGAGCGGCGATCCCGACGATACTGGATTTCAGCCTCTTATATGCCCGCATGTAAGCGCAAGCTATGAATCTGATGTCACCTTGAAATTCTATTCACTTGATGGCACCATGGTTATACGCAACGGGCATGGGGATGCGAATTTGTTAGATATAGAAGTTATTCCAAATACAACAACCGCATCCGCTGAAGGTGTATTAAATAACAATTAGGCTAGGTGAAAAATGCTTACTAAAAATTTTTATATTCTTGAATGTCTTAGTGGTACAAGTAATCTCATTGCATCAAATCAAGTTCTTGATATTCAAGACTTTTTGCTTCATACATTAAATAATCAAATTGTTTATCCCAAATATACCAGCACAATAGGAGGTTCTAGTGGATTTGAAGTTGCTTATAAACATCTTAAAGGATTTAGCACTCCTCCTGTAAAACTTAATGACCCAAAACAGGCGACCACAACAAACTACAATGGTGCAATTATACTGGGTTCATCTCCAACGCCATCATCACCTACAATAAATGATTATGATATAACTGATAATATTACATCTGGGCTTAATCCAACGTCTGTAACAGTTCAATCACAAAATTTTGTGAATGGAAAAATTAAATTAGACTTAAAATTTGGTCTTACAAATACATCAGGTTCAGATATAACAGTGTCTCAATTATATTATGTTTTGAATATACCAAGAGATGCATTCTATATACACAATACAACAGATACCCCTAGCGGCACCGGTGTAAGATTCCTTATCGATCATACTGTTCTTGATTCACCTATTACAATTCCAGCAGGCGAATCGGCTACAATTAATTATTATATTTACTGGCCATACGTAACCGAATATCTACCTTCCTAAAAAGGAGCCAACCCATGTCATTCAAGCAAGCAGTGAAGAACGTTATGAAGGGCGGCAAGTACGACAAGAAGTCCGCCGCTGCCATCGTGGCCAATGCGAGCAGGAACGCCAGCCCTGCCGCCAAGCGAAAGAACCCGAAGCTCAACCGCGTCAAGTGATACAATGCAGTCGGGTTGCTCTGAGTGCTTCGGCCGAAAGAGCTAGGCCAGCCGGATACGTCCGACTGGCCTTTTATCTTTCTGGTGCCGGAGCAGGGATTCGAACCCTGACGCCTCTATGTGGCAGCGGATTTTAAGTCCGCCATGTCTGCCTGTTCCATCACACCGGCATTGGCGGAGAGTCAGGGATTCGAACCCTGGAAAGATTCATCCGATCTTTACTCGCTTAGCAGGCGAGCGCCTTCAGCCTCTCAGCCAACTCTCCCTTGGTGGGCCATGCAGGACTCGAACCTGCAACCGTGCGATTATGAGTCGCCTGCGCTGCCATTGCGCCAAAGGCCCTTGGAGCCGCCAATAGGATTCGAACCCATGACTCGAAGTTTACAAAACTCCCGCTCTACCGACTGAGCTATGGCGGCCTGCGCCCAAGGTAGCCATCTCAGCCACAGTCGGTGAGCTTATCGTTTCCCGTCTTGCTAACCATCTTGGGCGGCTTAACGCTTGCCATTGTACCATGTCTGCGGATAAACTTTAGGCATAAACCTTGAAAGGGGCGGACAATGGGAATATCCAACACAGGCCTTTTAGGTAAAAAAAACACCGGCGTCAATAATTCATGGCTGTCGTTTTGGAACAATGATAATCAATCCGGTGGCAGTAATTCATCGCTGCCAGCACATATAGGCACTAGCGGCAGCAGCCAGCAGCTCGGCGCCAATATTCCCAATAACGGCAATGCCGGCAACCAATCCGGCACGGCCTATGATTCCGGCTATGGCTACGATCCATACGGCTATGGCGGCTACTCCGGTTACGGCTACGGCGGAAACGGCAGCTCCGGCGACGCGGGCTCCAGCGGCCCGACCGAGAGCCAGGTGAAGGCCGCCAAGGCCCTTGCGCCGATCGTGGCCTATGGCAACGAGACCTTGACCAACAAGGCCGACCAGGCCAACAGGATATACAACGATCAGGACAAGGCGAACAAGCGGAGCATGCAGGCGCAGGTTGCCAATGCCCGTATCCAGGCCCTCAACGAATGGTTCTCCAGACGCCTCAAGCTGCAAGGCGTCATGGGGTCGAACCGTGACAAGATGGGCAATGCCGCCTATGGCTCCGCATACCTTGACTGGCTCACGGATTCGCAGATGCAGCATGACCGCGATTCGACCGAGGTTCTCGAGACCTACGAGGCGAATCTCGCGAACATCTGGAACGATTACTACGACTCGCTCCAGCAATCCCGCAACGGCCGCAACGAGTTCATGATGGACACCGAGGCGAAGCAAAGGGAAGGCTTCGCAGACTACGCCGCCCAGCTCGTCAACATCCATCCGGACATTGCCACCGGAGAATACACGGGCACGGCGGAGAACAACGACGAGGGCGAGAAATGGCCCAACGTCGTCGATATCAACGGCCGCAAGCTGAACGCGCCGGACTGGCTCAAGACGTCGCTGTTCGATGAGAACTACAAGGGGCCTGTAAGCTACAAGAACGCATACATGCATCTCATCAGGCCCGATGCGGCAAGGCAGAAGGCCTATTCGGCGAACAGGAAGGCGAGCCGCCAGCGCACGTCCGGATCGGCCAACAGGAACTACTGGTCGTCCTTGACCAGGGATTACGGGAACAGGAGGGCATAGGCATGTCGGCAGGAATGACGCCTTATGAGTTCGTGAGGCAGGTCTACTACATGCAGGAGAAGGTCCTGCTCGATTTCTGGCCTTCGGATGACAAATACAAGGAGGTCATCGTCGAGGCGAACCTCGTGCTCCAGGAGCTTCAGAACGCGGAGGATTGGACATGGCTCCGCGACCGTCTCGAGCTTGGCCCCTGCACGGCACCGTTCGGCCAGATACCCGAGTTCCATCTCCCGGAATGGGTGTACAAGGTGAGCACCCTCAACCATGACAGCGTGAAACTGTACCGCATGCACCCGCATTGCCATTGCAGCCACCCGATGCACATGTGGTACGAGGACGGGCATTACAGCCTCGGCGACTACATCCAGGTTCCCATAGCCTCGGCCGGCGACAACCAGTGGCGCAAGGAGCTTCAGTTCGACATCAACGGCCGCATCCATGTTCCCGACAGGAAGCTGCGGGCCGCCGTCATCGGGGACGTCCTCACGTTCAACAGGCAGCTCACGCCGAACGAGGCGCACAGGATCGCCGTCGTGGACGTGCAGCGCAGGATACGGCAGCTCCATGTATGCGACGACTTCTGCAAGGGCGCCGACGGGAACGCGGTCGACTACACGCTGAATTCCGACGGCTCATGGAAGAACCCGTGCGCCAGGATCGAGGACCGCGTGTTCACCGAGATACCCGATCCGAACTACGTCGTCATCGCCACGGCGGCCAGGCACGCGGAAGGAAGCCCGCCGGCGCAGGCCCGTATCCAGACGCTCGTGGACGCATCGCAGAAGATACTGTCGGCCATGCGCCAGAACGACGCCTCGGCCACGGATTCCGACTACCTTGAATGGGACGTCCCCGGATACATCGAGATAGTGTAGGAGCCGCCCTATGGCAAAGAAGAACTCAAGCAAGACGGCGACGGAGAAATCTATCTCGGCATCCGAGCCGAGGATCCAGGTGTTCAAGGGCTGGCAGGGCATCAACATCAAGGACGCCCCGCTCGGCTGGGAGCCTCGGGAGACCGGGCCGCATGACCACAACCAGGTAGACCTGAAGCCGAATTTCCTGACATTGCAGAACAACCTCGTCACGGACGATTCGCTGTCCGTGTCGACAAGGTTCCCGAGCTTTTTGATAGGAGAGCCGCCTGACGGCTGGTTCTTCACCGGCGTCGCCGCCATGTACGACAGGTGGATATTCGCCGCCGTGCGCCAGGCCGTCGGGACCGGTCTTGACCCGAACACCAGCTTCGTCGACAGGATAATCTGGAAGGAGATCAGCGAGCCTGACGAGAACCCCATCTACCATACATCCAATTGGAAATCTATCCGTCTCCGCGACCTGAGATCCGATGCCCAGGACGGCTATGTCGACAACCCCGAGAACTACGAGATAACCGAGATCGGGTTCTACGAGGGCAAGATCATCGTGATGACCCTGCATAAGCAGGATAACGACGACGGATCGGAAACCGAAGACCCTTCGTCAAGGTACGAGGGCGAGATGTTCGTCGGCAACCTGATCCACAAGAAGTATCTCGAGCCGTATGCGACGACAGGCATAAAGACGATCAACGAGACGCTGAGCGTGAAAAGCCTCAGCGGCGCCAACTACAGGGTGTCGTCCCCAGCGTTCATACCGAACCCGCATGACGAGGCGCACACCATAGTCCCTGACCCAGGCGGCCCAACATGGGAATCCAACGCCCCGTTGCTCCGTGCCGTCAGGATGGGCTATGCAGACGGCATACCGCCGACAACTGCAAGCGACGACAACCCGTTCAGGTATGATGTCTGCTTCGCATGGCTCAACGAGGTCGGATCGACGATGCTTTCCGACGTGACCACATGCTATCTCAACTGCGAGCCTGTAGAATTCTCGTCAAGGAAATACCTCAAGATATCCAGCTTCATACCGACCGGCGTCGTCGGTGTCACGGGTGTCGACGTATGGCTTAGCGTCATGGAAAAGCAGGAGAAGGCCCTTGTCGGCCATATCGAGTTCTCGTCTCCTACCGATGGCACCACAAACAAGCAATGGACGGTTGCCTGGTTCGGCGGCATGGATGACGTGTCGATCTACGGCAACAACATGACGTTCGCACCCGAGGAGAACACGACCAAGGGCGTCAACGCGGCGCATTTCGCAGCGCATGACAGCCGCCTGTATTTCTGGGGCAACCCGTCGCAGCCGTACCGCCTGTCCATAGGCGGCAACCCCGGCAACGAGCTTTCCGTCGCCCGCGGATACGGAGGAGGATTCATAGACATCGAGCCTGGCACCGGCATCGAGATAAAGGGAACCGCCAAATGGAAAACCGCCGGCGGCGCGAGCATCGTCACCATGATGTGCGGCAATCCGAACACGGGCATGGTAAAAAGGTTCAACCTTGTCGAGACCAACATGACCACGACCAACGAGATAAGCAGCAAAAGCTGGATGTACGAGGAGGTCTCCAATGTCGTCGGCTGCAACTCTCGCTGGGGTTACGGCGTATTCGCAGACGGCCTGTACTCCGTGACTAGATACGGCCTCATGCTCACCACGATGGCGATGGAATACAACAGCCAGATGCGCACGACGAAGGTGTCCGAAGTCATCGATCCGGTGTTCACGGAGCTGACAGGCGATCGCCTGAAGAATTGCCGCATGGTGTATATCGATGACGTGATATACATAGCCCTGTCCGATGAGACCAGCCACAACCTCGACCAGGTCATGCTGTGCTACGACATGGACACGAAGGCATGGTACACGTTCACACACGACGAGCTTCCGAATGCAAGGGGCATCGGATACGACGGGGAGCCGAACGAGCAGATACACCATATCATGTCGATCGATTCGGATACCTACTACGAAGGTCTCGGGGTCATAACCGATAGGCAGATAAGGCTGTATCCCACGGCAGGCGTGGATTCGGGGACCCTCGTTCCCAGGCCCGATCCCATAAGCGGCCGGATTCCCGACAGGCGACCCATATTCAACGTCATCCTCGAAACAGGCGAGCTTGCCGTCAGGCAGCCTGTCCAATCGCATCAATGGCTCCATCAGCTCGAGCTGCGCTTCGACTATTTCATCGGCCAATGCTACGTGTACGTCGAAGGCGTCGACTACTACGGCCGGCCCTTCAAGATAAGCAAGCTGGTGAACAGGGAGGACAAGCCGCAGGAGATGCGCTCGTACACGGAATACATCAACGTGAGCAAGCTGGTCGAGACATACAGGATAAGGATAGAGGGGCAGGCGCGCTTCCGCCTGATGTCCATCAACGCCAAGGTCTACACGCAATCCAACAGGATCGGCATGCCCTACGGATTCGATGCCGGGTCCGATTACCGCAACCGCCATGGCGGCGCCGCCGACGAGCATCATTACATCGATAGCTATAACAACTTGAGACGAGCCATAGTCACGTGATACAATATACGGGACCGATGTTCTCCTTTTACCTCGGTCCTACGCCTTGCAGCGGGGGTCTCCTGTTTTCCCGGTTCCCAGGAGACCCCCGCCCGCTATTCGTCGCCTTTGTCACATTTCGGTTACTTCGATGCCGTCGATACGGTTATCTTTCCGAGCAGCTCGTCCTTCAGCTCCCTTATCGCTGCGGAGATATCCTCGATGGCCTTGACGTCTTTGCTCGACTCAAGCAGCGACATGTCGGCCACCATCTCGATCGCACCCTTAAGCGACGTCGGGAAGCGCTTGGTCGACAAGAGCTCCTTCTGCGAGCTGCCATCGAGCTTTCTAACCTCGGCCCATACATCAATCGTCCAGCACAGACCGTTTTGATAAGGCCTGATTACATAGTCTCCTATTGTTATTTTCATCCTGCATCGCCATCCTTCTCTATCGCTTCGAGAAGCCTGTCTTGATACTCCGAGTACATGTGGGCGACCATGAGGAAATGATCGAGATCGAGGATCGCCACCCATTTCTTCCTATTCTGCCTATGGAACACGACCGGTATCTCGGCCTCTCCGGCATCGCTTTCGGCCTGCTCCATGTAATCGTACAGCCTGCATTGCTCGGTGCGCTTCACCTCGATATGAAAGCCTGGAAGGCCCACCACGTCAGGGGAATCGGGAGATCCTTGAAACTGCTGGCCTCGCCTTGCATCGGTGTATCCATGGTCCCTCAGGATTCTCGCAACCTCCCTTTCTCCCTTCTTGCCTTTATTCCTTTGCATCTTTCCCATAGTAACCACGCTTTCTGTTCTTCTCGATGACCTCGTTCCTGAGCTGCGCCATATCATAATAGTATGTCGAGCCTTCATTCCAGTCCATGAGGCGAAGCAGCGTCTCGCAGGCGTGGACCACATCGAGGACCTCCATGAGCATTTCATGGAAGGGTCCAACGAATGCGGCGCCGGCATGCTTGATGTTCTCGACAAGCTCCATGACCTCGTCGCATTCCTCCTTGATCTTGTATGCCTGCGACAGCCAGTCCTCGGCCATCTCGGTGGCGTCGGGAAAAACATAGGGATACGTCTCGACGCCTTCCTCCCAGCGCCACCTGCCTGTGCAAAGACGATGGGCGTAGTTGTTCGCCTTGTCCAGATCGTCGTCGTTCTTCTTGCCGGCCCTGATCACATACTTCAAGACATTGCCGAGGAAGTATGCGCTCTTGGCATCGAGGCCGTCGATTACCTGCTCTATGATCTCGATGGATCCGGCAGGGTAGTGCTCCGGATGATCGACGCTATCGCTCATTGGCTCCATACGGCACATCTCGACAGGCTTGCTTTCATCTTCCAGCTCGGCGATACGCTTTCCAAGCGCTGCGTTATGGCGCTCGACAGATGCGTTGCATGCCAGCAGCTCGTTTAGCTCCGTCTTGTCATCCAGCGTTACGGCTATTGCCTGCTTAGCAGCGGCAAATGCTGCCTTTGTGTTCGCGTGTAAGCCATCCTCGTAACCGCGTTTGTATTCATCGCCCAGCGTCGCGGCGATGGCCTGCTCGGGGGTGATGTTGAGTGCTGATGGCTCGCTGACGAATATGGTCTTGCTCTCGCCGTCGTACACCTCTTCAACGAACAAGCACCCTCTATCAAGGCTGTCAGTCCAATGCGTTGCAAACGTATAGCTTGCGTCATCTACTCGGTATTCCACCCCGCGCTCGTCAAGCATCGAACGCAGTCTGTCTCTCTCGGTCATGATTCCTTCCTCTCTCCCCAGAAGCAGAACCCGTCCTCGAGCGTCGAGTTCGAGTAATACGAGTCTACTCGGGACCATTCGTCGCACCGGCCATACCGGACTCCGTCCTCGATGTCGAAGAAGTGCCATTTCCTGCAATCCCGGCAGCGGACAATCTCCTCGTCGCTGATCGTCTCCCGATGGATTAACAGGCCGCAGCGCTCGTCTCGTTCCTCATCGACGTAAAGTGCGAATGCGTGAGTCTTGCCGTCCAGCAGGATTTCCCGGACCTTCGAGGCGATCCTCTCGGCGAACATATGCTCCTGCACCTTCCGGAATCCCTCGTTGTCTTTCAGGTCTTCGTCGAACGCTTCCAATGTCCTGAAAAGCCTTTTCTCACTCATTGTTCCTCCTACTATACGGTCTCGAAAAGCTTCCCGGCGATGTCTTCCGGCTTCCTCGCATCGTACACGAGCACCTTGCTCATGTCCTCCAGCGACTCGACGCATGCCGCGTCCTCGAAATAGAAGATGTTCTGCCCCCGGTACCTGCATACGAACTCCGCGTCGAAGCCGAATATCTTCACCTTGTCCCCAGTGCGAAGCGTCTTGCCTCCTGGGTGACTCGCATACCTAACGATTGCCGCCATCGCTGTCTCCTTTCGCCTCGAACTCCTTGCACACGCCTGCCTCGTTGACAAACAACGTTGCATTCTCGATTGCGGTGGGCGACTTGGCGACGCATATCGCATGGTATAGCTGGCATCTCGCCTTGGGCATGTTCGGCTTCTGCTTCTTGCACATCCGGCAGATGTCATACCACGCCTGTATCTCCTTCTCCGTCATCCTCGCCTCCAAGCATCCATGCCGGCTTGATGTATTGCTTGTCGAGCAACGGCTTGGTCGGTCCGGTCTTGCGTCCGCCGACCCGCTCCAATATCATCTCCGCCGCAGAATTGCGTTCCCGCCTGAGCATCTGGTTGCTTCCGACCATCGCCGTCGATTTGTAGACAAGCACCTTGGCTATGCCTATGATGACCGGGTCGTCCGGCGTCAGCACCATCTGCTCCTTCGATTCATATGATAGCACATCTTCGAGCGCATCACCCAGTATATTGGCATACCCCCCTCTTTTATCTTCATCGGGCACCAGGCCGTCGACGCGCCTGACGATCGTCTTGATGAGGTCTATGTCCTGCTCGAAGATCGCGTTGAACACCATGCTGGCCACCGTGTACGCCCGCATGTTGTTCGCATGCTCCCTCGTGTACACGAGCTGCCCGAGCGTCTTGGCGATGCAGACGTCTGTGAGGTAGCTGTCGACGGTGGCCGGGCCGTACTCGGCCTTAATGATTTCTATCTTTGTAGAGCTCATTGTACCTGGCCCTTCCTTCCTCCCGGCGCCTTTCCATGTTGGCATCCGTCTTGGGATTCCTCGCATGGCCCGGCTTCAGGTCGTCCTTCGGCATCCTCATGTTGTAGACCGTGGGGATCTCGCCCTTCTCGGCCAGCCATTCAAGCCTCAGCTTCAGCGAGTACGGCGGCTTCTGATGGAATATCTTCGGCGATATCGTGTAGATGGTCTTCGAGTAGTGCTTGCCATGGATGTCCCCACCCCTCTGTATGCGGGAGCTGTAGTATGCAAGCACCCTGGACATCGGCTGCGTGCGCTTCTTGTCAATCGACTGGTCATACGGCCTGCCGTATATCTGCTCGATTATCATGCGCATCGTGTACCTGCGCAACCTGATGGTCCTGACCCATTTCTTGTTCTGGCACAGGGCCTCGATCCATTGGCGCACGAGGCTGTCTATCTCATAGATCATCTCGTTCTGGTACTGCTCCCATGCCCCGTTCTGCTGGAGCCATGGCAGGTCGTTCGCAGGCATGCCGAGAACAGGCTTCTCCTGCTTCTCCCCGCTCAGGTCGAACGTCCAATCATCTGTAGAAAAGAAATCCCTCTCCATCGTCCTTCTCCTTCCTCACCCAATGCTCGGGATAGGGCTTGTCCCATACCTTCTCGGGCTCGTCGTAGAAGCCCGCATACCTCTGGTTCCAGTCGAGGTCCTCGCTGCCGTCGTCGTTCAGCTTGAAGTACGCCATCTCGCTCACGCCCATGGCGGCGTAGCGCAGGGCGTCCATCATATGCGACCACTTGCCATGTGCCGGCTTGGCGCTCCAGTCGTCCGCCCTCTCGAGCCTCTTGTACTCGTAGTTGTTGAAGCACTCCAGCAGCCACTCGCACCTGTTGGAGTTTATGACCATGTTGGGCAGCTGCTCCCTGACGAGCTGGATTCCCCTGTCGACCCTCTCCTTCTCGAGCGAATGCCAGTTCACGTTGGGGAACATCTTCCTGGCCTCCTCGATCGGCGTCTCGCTGGATGCCGACCTCTCGGAGTCCCACGGCAGGATCCCCCATCTGACGAGGTGGAAGTAATCCCTCTTCGCTATGTCGGACACGGCCTCCACGAGGCTGATGCCCCTTGCCTCGTAGATGTCGTAGATGAGCATGCGGCCGTTGTAGTACTGGAAGATGATGGCCGCCGTGCTGTCCGACTCCTTGCCCTTCGACGCAATGTCGAACGCTATATACACCGGCTTCCTTGTGTCCAGATTCAGCGGACAGTACCGCTTCTCGTTCACGAGCTGCTCGATGGCGCGGTACACCAGGCCGGCATTGACCACCGTGAAATCGCAGAAGTGCTCCTGGCGAAACAGGGCATCGTTGCCATAGGCCCTGATGTACCTGGCCCTCAGGACCTCGATCTCCTCCTCCGTGTAAAGATGCTTGAATCCTCCGTGGCCGTCGGGCACCATGGCATCGGCTATGGTCACCTTGTCCACGTAGCAGTTGCCATGCTTGCCGGGGAAGTCGTCGGGATCGTCGCATCCGGTATACACGCGCAAGAGATCGTAGAGCACGTTCTTCATGCCTCTGGGCGTGCCGTTGAAATGGACGCCGAGCGGCGCCCCTGTCTGTAGCTTCCTGTCCCATATCGGCTCGATGAACTGGAACGCGTTGCGCGGATACAGGCTCGCCTCGGAAATATAGAACTGGTCATACGACGAGCCGATGATCGCCTGGTCGTTAAGGAAGCCTATAAACTTTATCCTTGCCGGCGCCATGCCTTCGGGATTGTTCTTCATGTACACCTCTTTGGCGGTGTCGGCCACCTTGATGTACTCCTCGGGATAATCCTCCCAATGCGTCCTGCCGTCTATGTACTTCTTGAAGATGTTGTTGGTTATCCAGATATTGTCCAAGCCTATGTAGGCGGACTGCGTTCCCGGATTCTCCCATGCCGTGTAGAGGCAATGCTGGATGTCGTCGGTGTCCTTCCCGAGCTGGCGCGCCCACAGCTTGAAGTCATAGACTATCTCGGGATCAGACCGCCATGCCCATGAATGCTGCTGGTACGGGTACGGCCTGTAGTATCTGGGAACCTGGATGAGTTCCTGCTCCATCTTTCACCTCCTCTTGAAAGAAGGCCCGAAGCCTTCTCAGACTCCGGGCCACGGTTGCTCAGGACTCTCAGGGAGTTGGTTAATCGATAGCCCTGTGCTTGTGAACCAGCGACACCAGATCTCGCCAGTCGACCTTTGCATAGGCGAGCCTGATCTCCAATGCGTGCTGATACTTATGCATGCCTTCCAGCTGGAGCTT